CAAGTCTTCTGTTAAAAAGTATGGCGCATCTAATCTACAAAAGCTAAATTCAGGAGAAGCTCCTAAGTTTGCAGCTGGTGGCATTTTCCTACCCGGTATTCGTGGCCAAACTGAAATTTCAGGCTATAAGGATTTAACCGCTTTTGCTAAACAAACAACAACAAGCGGCGCAACAGATGTATTAGCTGGCGGCGCAACAACCGCTTTTGCCAACCTTGAAGATCAAAGCTCAAGACTTTCTGCTTATGCTTTGATGAGAGAGGATGACACCATAAATCAGGAGATTCGCAGCGCTCAAGAGCAGGCTATGAATATAATGGCCGAAAGAGAAGCTTACAGAACTGCTGAAAGAAAAGCATTTCAGAAACAGCTTGTTGGAACAGTAGCCTCCGCTGCTTTAAGTTATGGAATAAATGCTGGGGTTGGAAAATTAGGAAGTCTATTTAGTGGTGCGGCAGCGGCTGGAAAGGGTTCCGCTACTGGATTAGGTTTAATGGACCAAGTTTCTGGCAAAACTCAATTTTTGACAAATGCGAAGCCTTTTAGTTTTCAATCTCCACCAGCATTCAATTATAGCTTTGGCCCAACAAAGGCTTATGGTGGAATGATCAAGCGTTACAACGCTGGCGGTCCAACAGACGATATTCCCGCACTTCTTATGGGTGGCGAGTATGTAATGAATCGCCAAGCAACCAAGAAATACGGTAAACAATTCTTTGATTCGATCAATCAAGGCCGCGCTCCAAGATTTGCTGATGGCGGTCAAGTTTCCACCGCAGAGCCAAGCTTCGCTGAGAAAGCGGCGACAAGTTCTGACTCTAAAGCCGCAGGAGCTACAAATGTTAGCATCAATATCAATGTAACTGGCGGAACATCAGATACCCAGACTCAGGGTGATACCAAACAGGGCGGCATTGACTACAAGAAGATGAGCGAGCAGATCAAACAAGTCGTCATCCAAACAATCAATGAGGAAAAGAGACTAGGCGGATCATTAAGAAGTAGATAATGAAATCATCAGTATCAAGCTATGAAAACAGTCTTTATATCAGCGGCGTCAAAATATTTGGCGTCAACGATGTTAATTTCGGCTATTCTTTGCCGATTGAGCACATCAATGTTATCGGCGCTAATAAATTTACTACTTTTACCAATAACGCGCCGCAGTCAAACCTGAGTGTTCAGAAGTACCTTTCGCCAGCAGACTTCTTTTTAAATTTTACGGGGGCTGGACAGGTCAGCGGCGGTTTATTTTACAATAATAAGAATTTTACATTTAATCGCGCGTATCTTAATAATTATTCTGTTTCCTGCGCCGTTGGAAACTTTCCATCTCTAAGCGCCGATTTCACAATCTTTGGTAATGTAGGAACTGGTGTCGCAAGTTCGGGGGCTAGCCAAACAGGCGCACTATCAGTCGTCCGTCCTAGAGATATAGCTATTCGATGCGATGGTACTGGAACAAACAGAATCGAAGCTTTTACATACTCACTTGAGTGCCCAAGACAGGCTTTTTATCATCCAACTGGATCAACTCCAATGGATGTTGTGACATTGCGCCCATTTAGGGCAACCGCCCAGTTCACGCTTGGCGTTGATGATTATGAGTCGAAAAGAGTTTTAGATTATATTGTTGATTCCAACAAGCAGAATATTAATATAACAATAGGGTCTCTGGCGACATTTTCAATGAACAATATGGAGTTAATAAGTGAAACGATCAATTCGTCCGCAACTGACGAGCTTTCGTTAACGCTTACTTATCAAGGATTTGTCTAATGTCATTTCTATACGACAGAGATTATAATGTCACAGGAACGGTTCAAACAACGTTTGATTTTAAACCGTCTTATGGAACCTCTGTCAATTTTTCGGCGGATTTAAGCTCTTATGTTACTGTCGATAATTATTTATATTCAATGCCAAGAGGAATGAATCATTTGCAGATGACGGTGCAAATGCCATTTGAAAACAGAAAAGAGGCTGAAGCTACAAGAATTGCCAGTTTCTTTGAGAATCTTCGCGGCACAGGATATTTCACTTTTACCGATCCAGCTTCGATATACAAGCCAGTTAATTTATTTTGCGGCGGAATTCAAACTAATTTCACAGTCAATGATCTTTATACAATACAAGTCGAATTGGCTACGGATCAAGTTTCGTCTCTTTTAAATTGGAATGGAATGTTTGTTACGGGCTCTGGCATAAAGGGAAGTTGGGCCACATCTACTGCGTATTCAAAATACGATGTTGTCAGACATACTGGCAATGCATCTTTCCCGCAGAATACCGGCAACTTATATGATTGCTTTTATTACTGTACTGGCGATCACACAAGCCAGTCTTCCATCAATGGCTCAGAAATTACCAACGGAAAATGGACGCAGGAGTTCTTTTTTCAGCCAACTTACTCGTCAACGGTGGGCAAAGAGACTTCTACTTTAAAGACAGAGTTGCCGTATTCATTCACAAAAAGAAGCGATTTTGGACTGCACGGAAATGTTCTAAAACAATTTACGATGGAGTTTAAGGGAATCACTGATCTTGAGGCGAGATCGATTTTACACTTTCTAACTGGAAGACAGGGCTATAGAAAGTTCCAGTATAAAATACCAAATATATATAATAAAAACAAATACTTTTTTGCACCAGAGTGGAAGCACACTTTTGTTTATAAAAATGTAAATGATATTTCAGTAACGCTGGTGGAAGATCCTGTCGGCATAAGGAGGGTTTACTAATGGGCAGACCAATCTCATATGAAATGCAAATGATGTTTGTTGGTTCCTCTGGCGCTTTTGAGGAGGCGATGAACACGGGCAGCGGAATCAGTCGTCTTGATTTTATTCAGGGCTACGACTTCTCTTTCAATATTGAAAGAACTCCGCTGAAACAAATCGGCTCCGATTCGTTTGCTACAAGGCAGACTCAGCTTGCGCCGGATGTTAATTTAAATATTCAATACTATTTGAATGATGGCTGGAATGATAAGTATATTGGACTGGATATACCGACAGGTACGACTGGTAACCCATTCGATTCTATTCTTTCGTCTACTGGCGACCGTAATTTCTATATCAGTATCGCGCAGAATGATGGAATGGATCAGAACTTACAAACAGGAATTGTTAATAGTAATATTCTCGCGATTGGTAACGCCTATATTACTAACTATGAAATCAGTGTGGCAGTTAATCAGCTGGCGACTGTTTCGTGTTCTTTTGTGGGCGCAAATGCTAATGTGCAAGATTATGCGACTTCGAAGTACTTACCATCGGTAAATACCCTTGTTAGTGGCCAAAATGCTCAAGATGCAAATAAAAATTTCTCGTTAAACTTTGTCAATAACTCAAGAACTGAAAGGTATTTGCCAAAAGCAAAGGAAGTATTTAATGGCGGATGTCCTTACAGTAAATGTAAGATTACCCCAGACTTTCAGTCAGGTGGCGGCACTTCGCCAATTACTTTTGGCTTCTTTGACGCGATTGCCAACAACTTCCAGAGTATGCAATTCTCTGTTCAGTTTGAACGCAAGGCTCTTTATGGGTTTGGCAATAATCATCCATACATTAGAAAAATTCAAAGACCAACAGTTGCCACATTATCTTTGTCGGCGCTGATTGATGATTTTCAAGCTGAAAATTTGAGTAAGGTTTTTCACGCTGAAGGTGGAACTCAGAAATCAATGTTGATTGAGTTTTTTAATTTAGAAGACGTTAAAAAGTTTGGGTTGTCGTTACAAAACCTAACGCTTGAGTCTTATAACCTTGGAGCAAGAATTGGAGACAGGGTTTTAGTAGAAACTAATTGGAGCGTTGAGGTTAAGAACGGCGCAGGGGCAGATATTGGTATGGTTGGGTCTTATGGACCGCCGCTTCTTGATGTAACAAAAGTTAATGAGTCTTTTGCAGTTGAGAGGTTATTTTTTCAAGCGGCTGCATCAGACGCTGGACAGTCTTTTGCTATCGATAAAAATGGAACACTATGGGGTTGGGGAGTCAATACTTACTGGTCAGAGAATTTCCGCGTTAATACAATTAATTCTTTAGAAGGTCAAGTGGCAACTCCTACAAAAATAATAGGCGCTAATCGTACTTTTTGTAAAGTAGTATCTACGGGAGGAGGCTTTAGCGCTATAGACAAAAAAGGTAAAGTCTGGAGTTGGGGGCCAAACAATTATG